GCGAGCTAGAGCTTGAACCTGTGTCATTTGACACGGCTATTGACGCAGGTGTAGCCGCGTCCATGTTAGCGGTCTGCGCGGTCCTGCTCGCCGCTGTCGGTGTGGCGCTCACGGCCCGGCTGTCGTTCGCCGGTATGCCGTCCGCCTTGTTCGACCACGACGCCCTGATCGGGGCGTTCGGGGTGACGGCGCTGCTCGGTGAGTGGCTGATCGTCGGCTGCATCACGAAGCTGTCCAGCAAGTAAGTTGGCGGGCCCGGCAGGTGTGTCAGCACCTGTGCTCCGGGCCCTTGAGGACCCCAGGGAGGTCCCCCGTGGAAACCGTACCCACCGACCCGAGGTCGTACCGACAGGGTCGCCTCGACTCGTACAAGAACGTGCTCCACCTGGTCGAGCAGCTGACGGCACAGATCCGCCTCGAGATCCAGGCACTGGAACTGCCCCGCCGCAAGCCAGACCCGCGCTAGCCGTCGGCCGGCGCCCGATGCTCGATTGCGGAACCTTCCGCAATCTCATGCCGCCGCATGTCGTTGCGAACCGTCTTCTCATCGACGCCCAGCGCGCCGCCGAGCGGCCGGCCCGCCATCTACTACTGCCGCAACGAGGATTCCTGTTTGTGCTGGTCCATGTCCGGCACGATTTCCGGACATGGACTCTGCGTGCTTTCGTCATCGCTCGTATTCGCCCGACGACGGTTACGCCGGATCCACCTCTGAGCCATGTAGTTGCCGTCCGCGGTCAACTCGGCAGAGGAATTCGGCACGGCTCACCAAGCGAGATCTCGCGTCGACGCTGTCGCCGTACGGAGCTGTGGCCGCCATGTCCCGTACGGCGACCAGTTGGCACCACTCCCGGAGGTGCAAAAATTTAGCACCAGAGTCGGGAAGGACGTGTCGTGTTTGCCCATGGGCAACACGACACCCGGGCTCCGCCATATAGCTTCCGGATTCGAATCCGGAAGTGTCTGCCCACCGGTCACGCAGACCCTGCGTAGACGACGGTGAGGTTCGGTTGCCCGTCCGACGAGGAGAGCGTGGCCAGGTTCCCGCCGCTGCCCTGGTACGCCTCCAACGCGAAGTAGTCCGTGGTGCCGTTCATCTGCACCAGGGTCACTGGTGTGAACACCCGGAACGTGAACGCGGCTGAGGCGGGCGCGTCCTGGTAGAACCCACCCGGCACGTAGGTGCCGTTCTTCTTCACCGCCGCGCGGCGGGTGCCGGTCGCGTTCGCGGCGTACCCCACGAACCCCGACACGGCGTACCACCCGGCCAGCTTCGGCGTGAACCGGGTCGGGTTCGGTGACAACGCCCAACCACCCTGTCGGTCCAGCACCGCCGTGTCGAAGCTGATGTCGGTCTGCGTGGCCGTGGTCAGGGTCTGCGCCGCCGCCCGGTACAGCATCGCGATGCCCAGTCCGGGGACCTGCGACGCGTAGATGTAGTCACCCGCTTGTGCCACGGTGGTACCTCCTCAAAGTGCGTACACGGCCGGCTGCCACAACTCCACCCGGCTACCGACAGGGATGCTCTTGGCGACACCGTTGATCGGGGTCGCCTGAACGGTCAGGGTCTGTACGCCGCTGGACAGCGCGCTCACCGCGGTGACGCGGAGGCGTACACCAGCGACCTTCACGTCGAAGGGCGTGGCCGCCGACGTGGACCACAGGTCCTTGTCCGGGGACCACAGGTCCTCGACGGTGAGGCTGGTGCTGGTCCCGGATACGAAGCTGGCGGCGGTGGCGCTGCTGACCGGGCTGTACCGGACGGGTTCGGCTGGGCCTTCGGTGCCGGCGGCGTACGCCGCCACCACCCACGGCGGCTCCGGGGTGCAGTTGTAGGTGAGCATCCGGCGGTGCGACCCGATGGTCTCCGTGTAGCCCTGCACGATCAGCGACGCGGGGTCGGGACTGATCGAGTCGGGCAGGTTGTCGATGGTGATCCGGTCACCGACGTCCACGGCGCACGCGGTGTACGCGAGCGCCGGGGTGGCGTCCAGGTCGGCGGTCACCTGCGGGTACCGGGTGCCGCCGATGGTGCCCAGGTGCAGCCGCCACCCGGACTGGTCGATGAGCTGCCCGTCAACGGCCACGTTCGCGGGCTGCTGGGTGGCGTACCGGCCCACCCCGTTCGGGGCTGCCTGGACCGACAGGGACCCCGTCTCGAGTACGTCGCTGCGGGTGCCACCGTCCCGGCGGGTCACGGTTACGTCGTTGCGGACGGCCTGGTCGTCGATGACAGGGTCAAGCGGTGGCGCCACCTGGTCGGCGGCGAAGTCCAGCGCGAGCTTCGCGGTCTGGTTGTAGAGGCTCACCCTGGTGCGGGCCAGTACGCCGATCACCGGCCGGGCGTCGGTGACGACGCCGAGGTCGGTCTCCCCCGCCTCGGCCAGCACCGACAGCAGCGGGTCGGTCAGCTGCGGGCCCATCGGCTCGGCGACGGTCTCGTCACCGACAACCACGGACGTCAGGTTCTCCTCGCCGCACAGCCTCACCACCCGCTCGCCGGCGGTCTCCCCGGTGTGCCCGATCCCAGCGGCGTACATGGCGGCCAGGTCGGGGAGGTTCCCCTCCGCGCCGTGCACCACAATGTGACTCAAGATCCCCTTGCGGGCCACAGCCGCCCCGGAACCGTTGCCGATCACGTCACCGACCAGCACCTGGGCGATGGGGAAGATGGTGGTGGTGGCGAGCGTGTACGTGGCCTCGTTGACACCGTCGATGTAGAGGTCGACGAGAACGTCAGCGCCGAACGGTTTAACGGTGATGGTGACCAGCCGCGGCGTGTCGATGATCGTCGAGGCGGAGGCGGGGAACGACGTGCGGAACACCTCGCTGGGGATGTCCACCCCCGTGTTCAGTACCACCTCCCCACCCGTGTTGATGAAGATGTGCCACCAGCGGTGCACCCCGACAGCGTCGGCGGGGTACTGCACCTGCCACGCCACGTCGGGGACGTCGAGGTCGGCGGGGTTCTCCTGCGACGGGCCCATCCACCACCACGACACACCCCAGCTGGTGACGGTGGTCGGCATGTCCACCGGACCGCTCAGCACCATGCCGGGGGCGTCCAGCACCGACAGGCACCCGGCCGCGCCGACCGGCCCCCGGTTGTCTTTCCAGGTGACCGCCCCACCCGCCCCTGATTGCAGCTTGCTGATCGTCATCGGGCGGCCCTTGACCAGCCCCGAGTCGGCGCGGGTGGAACGTTCCGCGTCCTCCAACGGCCACCACGCGTACGCGGTGCCGCCGAGGTTCGGCACGGCGCGGCGCAACGCCGAGTTCAACGGGTCGGCGCCCTGACCCAGCCGGCGGGTGACCCCCGCGGCCGTCACCTGCGTCCACGCGTCACCGTCGTCCACGGCACGCTGCGGAGCCCACGACGACACCTCGCCGTGGAACCGGATCCCGGACGAGGGGTCGGTGACCGTGAAGTCGTCGAACGTGTACGTGGTCGCCACCGTGTCGTTGGACAGGGTGAACGTCCCCACCGACCCGGCGAGCGCCGAGGAGCCCACGGCCTCGTCGATGTGCCACACGGACGGTTCCGACACGGAGTCGGGCCACGCCCTGACCTGCACCTGCTGCCCGATCTTGCGGGCCCGGATCCAGAACTTGGTGTTCGCGGCGTACGTGTACCCGGTGTCGATGGACGTGACGGTGTTGCCGTCCTGCCCGAGCAGCACCACCAGCGGGTTGGTGTTGCCCAGGTAGAAGCCGGCCTGCACATGCTTCGTGGAGCTCTGGCGGCACAGCACCACGCCGGGGATGTTGACGAACCCAGCCGACGCCAGCCGGCTCACCTTGAACGAGCAGACGATCTCCACGTCGGCGGCGGTGACACCGCTGAGGTACTGGTCACGGTTGGTGTTGAACGACGACGTGACAGCGACGGTGCCGGCGGTGCCGTTGACGTCCCGTTCGGCGTTGGTGCCGTTGGAGAACGACCACGCGTGCCCCGAGGTCGACGTACCCCAGCCGTCCACGACGGAGCGGGTGAACGTGTCAGACGCCAGCACGTGCCCGTCGATGTCGAGGTCGGTGATCCTGATCGGTGTGTTGCGGCCGACCAGCCCGTACAGCACGCTGGCGGGGTTCTCCGGGTTGTACGTCCCGGCGCGGTTGTCGAACGTCAACGACGCGCTGGTCGGGGATGGTACCGAGGACTCGTCGGAGCGTCCGCGGGTGATGGTGATGCCGTCCCGCACGTACACGGCGCTGGTGACGTCATGCCAGGCACCCGAGTAGTACAGCTCCACCCGGATGTTCTGCTTAGCCATCAGGCACCCGCCGCGACGACCTTGTTGTCCCGCACCTGCAGCGTGACCGCGCCGGTACGGATGAGGCTCAGGACCATAGTGGCCACGGCCCGCTCAACGCTGGTCCCGCCGCCACCAGCCCGGACCTCGATGACTGTCGGTGCGCCACCTGCGGCGTTGGGGGTGACACGCTCGCCGGCCCGCAGCACGGCCAGGGTCTCCGAGCCGAACGCGCCGGACACCACACCACCCGTGTGGAACTTCGGGATGCGGAACGACTTACCGCCCATGCCGGGAACCCAGTTGGGGATGGTGAATCCCTTGCCGCCGATGGTGTTGTTCCACGCGTCCCGCACCATGCGGAACCCGGCCTTGAACGGCGCGGCGATGGCGCTACCTACCCGCTTGAAGAATCCACCCACCTTGCCTGGTACCTCGCTCAGCCAGTTGAGCGCAGCCTTACCGGCGACCAGGATTCCGTGCCAGGCAGCCTTGACCGGCCCGCCGATCTTCTCCCAGATGGCGTGCCACAGCTTCTGGAACCATTTGGTCCTTGTCGCGATGAGGACGATCACAGCGATAAGCGCCACAATCGCGATGATGATTATCGTCACCGGGTTTAGCGCCATGACGAAGTTGAAGGCAGCCTGAATACCGGTCCACACCTTGGTAGCCGCACCGACCGCCTTGGACCACAACTCCATCGCGACCATGCCGACCTTGGTCTGACCCAGCCACACAACGCTCTTCTTCAGCGCCGGGATCAGAGCCCCGCCGATGCCATCGGCCAGCGCGGCGACACCACCCGCCAGGTCTGTGGAACCACCCAGCACGTCACCGGCCATGATGGCGCCGAACCCCGACATGGTGTCCGAGGTGCCACGGCCCACAGCTTCGAGGGAGTCGAACTTGTCGTAGGTGTTGTCGAGTCCTTCCCCGGCCCGGTCGAAGCCTGCCCCCATGTTGTGGGACGCCGCGCCGACCTTGGTGTCCATCGACTTAGCGGCCGTCCCGACATCGTCGAAAGCGGTTGTCAGCTTGTCGGCGTCGCCAGCGAAGGTGAGCGTGACCTGGTTCTTGTTCGCCATCTACTCCACCACCACGCCGGCCTGCTTCGCGACGCCCAGCAGCGCCTTGGTCAGTACGTCACCGAACTCACCCGAGTCGCGTTTCTTGAAGTAGCCGTCGTAGATGTAGCGCCCGTCCGGGTGGAACGTACGCTTCACGGACTTGCCCTTACCGACCCGGCCGCCGAAGTCCAGCCACGGGTAGTACGGGGCGCGGTTCCCACCACCGGTCACCCGTGCTTCCGTACGAGTGGAACGCGACCGTACGGACCGGGCTGCCCGACCGGACCGCTTCGGGATCCGCGGCCGGGCGTAGTCCACGACCAGGTCCGCGGCCTCGTTCAGCGCCACCCTGACCGCCTTGGGCAGGTCCTTGTCGAGCTTCTTGAGGTTGCGCTGGAACTCGGCCAACCCGTCGATCTTGATTGCGTCAGGCATGGTGGCCTCCCTTCTTCAGTTCCAGCTCCTCGCGCTGCGCCTTGCGGGCGTAGTACACGCCCCACCGGCCGAACTCGTCGTTACTCATCTCCGCCCGGAGTCGAGCCACCGTCATCGACAGCTTCTGCGCCAGGAAGTACTCGAAACTCGGCAGCCGAGTCGGCCTCGAACTGCTTCACCGCCTCTTTCGCGGAGCCGTCGAGCATCCCGGACAGTTCAGCGATCCGGTTCGACACCGGCTCCAGCTCCCCAGCTGGTGACGCCTTCTGCCACATGCCGACCTCGGCGTCGGTCAGCGGCGGGTCGACCAGACCCAGGGACAGGATCTTCCGCTCCTTCGCGGCGGTCCCCTTCACCTCGGCCACCATCATCGCCTCGCCGCGGTTCAGGCCACGGACACGCACGGTCCCCACCCCGGGGACGTCCACGTCGGCTTCGGGGAGGCGAGGCTTGAACAACAGTTCCTTGTCCACTGTGGGGTCTCCTATCCGACATTCCAAGATCATTCCATCTGGAATGATCTTCCATCGACCTAGCTCTGCGCGGTGGTGTTGACGGCGTCGGAGCACTGCAGCGAAACGGACCAGGTGACCATGTCCGCCACCGGGTTGGTCTCCGTGTAGCCGGTCACCAGCACCGACACCGAGTCCTGCGGCTTCCCCGTCCCGGTCCCCTCGGGCTGGCGGATGAACGTCACCACCGTGCCGATCATTGGCACGATCGCGGCTCGGGGGCCGGTGACGGCGGTGGTGTCGTAGATGCCGCTTATGGATGCCGTGGCGTTGCCGAGTCCCCCGGAGAACACGTGGTCGTTCTTGCCGTAGGTGGTGACGTCATGCGAGTCGGCGGTACGCGCCAGCTCCGACGCGTTCGCGTACGCCGACAAGTCCTTGGCGGCGAGTTTGACCACAGTGTTCTTGCCATGTACGAAGGCCATGTCAGGCTCCTTGTCCTGCGATGTCGAGTGAGAACAGCGCCGCCATGTAGTCGGTGCCGGCGATCGTGACGACGTCGAACTCCACCCGCATAACCCGCACCGAGTCGAAAGCGGTGTACGTTCCGGATTCCAGTACGGCCTTCACCGAGGCAGCTCCGGAGCCGTCCACGTAGGCGGCGAGTTTGTCCCTGCTGGCCCGGTCGGACGGCTTACCCACCACGACCACCACGGGCAGCGTCATCCGGTCCATGCCCCGCCCGTACGTGGCGTCGTAGTCGTAGTCCTCCGGGTAGGACACGACCGCACCCGGCGGCGTGAGACTGTTCGGCGGGTACCGCCAGACGCGCAGACCGCCGATGGTGTCGAGGCGGTCCCCGGTCTGGTCCATCACGTCGGCGAGGTCCATCACCCCACCCGCCTACGCCGCACGTAGCCGCGCAGCGACACGCCCACGTCCGGGTCCACCCGCGACAACAGCCGCAACTCGGAGCCGGCGTCCGGGGAACCGGCGATGCCGTACGGGGAGGTGCGCCGGTTGAACAACCGGGACGACTGCAACAGCGTCGCCTCGACAACAGGCGTGGGCACCGACGACCAGCCCCACTTCCCCGTCACGTAGACCTCCCCAGCCGCGAGGGTCAACGACACGTCCGCGGGATCGAACGACAGGCGGGTGTACGGCTTGCCCTTCACCAACGCGTTGAACGGTTCCAGCTCGTACGCGGTGACCGCGACGGAGTCGACCTCGACAGCGAACCCGGTCACGTCCTGCAGGTCGTCGATGTTGACGACGTAGCGGCCACGCTCCGCGTCAACACGGGCGGTGTAGCGGCGCTCCTCCACCGCAGCGACCTGCCCGAACTGCCGATTGCAGTGGTCGTCAACAGCGCGAGAGGCGGCGGTGATGGCATAGCCGATCTCCGCGTCGTCAGCAGTGTCGCCGATCGACAGGAACGACTTGAGCTGCGTCGCGGTGACGTAGTCCGGCTTCCATGCCATGCCGCCGCCTCCCTCCTACGCCTCGACGGTGTTGCCGTCCCGGTCGGTGTACGTGACACCGTCCGGGGTCCTACGCCACATGCCGCCGCCCGGGTCAGACGCCCACCCCTGCACTTCCAGGTCGGCGGCGACCCCGGCGCACATGCGGGGTGCCCCGCTAGCCGCAGGGGCTTGTGCCTGCCTGCGGCTAGCGGACTTACGGGAACGGGCGGCCATCATCACACCGGGTCGTAGATGACTTCGCGGACACCGTTGATGTCGTTGATTGCGCTGGCCGCGTAGCCCCAGACACCGATGTAGACGTTCGCGACCTCGGTCTGCGTGATGTCCAGCCGCTGCGGTGCGGTCGCCCACCCGTCCACGGCCGTGCGGTCGATCAGGTACGACGACGCGGCGACGGTGCCAGTAGCGGCCAGCGCCCACGCCGGGAGGAACGGCACACCGGCGATGTTCACCGACTGGAACCGGTTGTCGACCGTGCCGTCCGCGTTGGTCGGACCGATCGCCGGGAAGATGGGCCGCCCGGTCGTGTCCACCGCACCCGCAAGCGCCTTATACAGGTCGATCTGGCTGAACGTGGTGTCGAACCGGAACCCGCCCCGTACGAACTGGAGTGAGGCAAGGGCACTCGTCATTTCCTTGACGAGGGTCTGCCCGTTGGTGCCGCCACCGATGGTGAACGTCCCGAGCGACGTCGGGGTCGCGGCATCGAGGGTGGCGACGATCCTCGCCTCCAGGGCCTCGTTCCAGTCGCGGAGCATCTTCGTCCAGAGCAGGTTGCTCAGGCCGGGGGTGCCGCCCATGTCCCACACCTCGCGGCTGATCTTCACCTTGCCGGAGACCGGCGCCGGGGTGACGCTCTGCGACGTGGTGACGTACGTCCCGGAGGTCGGCTCGGTGCCTTCGGTGTGGTTGGCGACCAGACCCGACGCCGAGGAGAACGCGGGCCACTGGAACGGCTGAATCCCGTTCGGCGGGGCGCCCATGTTGACCGCCGACCAGATCGGGTACTGGAAGTCCCTCTGGTCGATGTAGCGCGGAAGGTTCAGGGTCGGGGTCAGTTCGTTGATGTCGGTGGAGATCACGTTGAACTGTGCCCGGATGAACTCCATGACCCGCCGGTACTCGGGGGCCTCGGGGTTGCCGGACTTCGTGGCCTTGACGATGTCAATACCGAAGTCGTGCGCGGCGGGGTTGAGCACGCCGCGCCGGTCGAACCGGTACGACGGCGGGTCAGCGGTAGCGGTCACCGCGGCCGGGCGGCCGGTCGGGTTGACAACCTCAGGTCGCTCGGGCTCCGGCTGAGCAGCCGGCTGCCGAACGGCCGCGAGCATCGCCTGAACCTGGTCGGCGGTGAAGGTCTGGACAGGCACCGGCTGCGGAGCCGGGTCGGCGGGAGCCGTGGCCGGCTCAGTAGCGGTGTCGGACACTGCGTTTCCTTCCGTTCGGCTCGCGGCCACCTTGGACACGCGGGCGTCGTCAAACGTGGGCATTGCTGTCAGCGAGGTCTCGCGGAGGTCGGCGCGGGCCACGTCGACCACGTCGGCGTTGCTGTCCGCCAGATCCGTCGCCGCGTCGAAGTCGACACCGACGCTGAACCCGTCCAGTACGCCGTCCTCAGCAAGCGAGATCGCCTCATCCCCCGCGATGCCGCGGGCGACCGCGAACACGGCCTTGACACCCCGGTTCGTGGCCGTCAGCGACAACGCCTTACCGAGCGGCTGAGTCGGGTCGTGGTCACGTAGCAGCTTGATCCGCGACGGGTCCGACCACTGCAGCGAGCCCTGCCGGAACCGGTACTTGATTCCGCCCTTCATCGCGGTACGCCCGTACGGCACGATCAGGCCCTCAATGCGGCGGGACTCCCGGTTGACTGAGAACTCCTCCGTGGACACGTCCACGAACGTCAGGCCGGGCCGGTCGAACGTCATCGACGGGGGCCGCGATGCGTCGACCGCGTCCGTGTCTGGCATGGCAGACACGGTGCCCATCGGGGGTAGGTCTTCCATTTCGCGGATCTCCTCCTCGCCGATGGCACCCAACGCCTGCATGCCCTGGTAGTAGGCGACGCGGGTAGCCGGGTCCGCCTTCATGTAGTCCCGCAGGTCGAACGTCACCCGGTGCCCCCGGCGGGTCACGTCACCCATCGACAGCCGGTCCGTCACGGCCCGCATGAACGGGCTGAGTACGTCGTTGATGCGGGACTGCTTGCGGTCCTGGGCGTTGAAATACGTTCGCGACGTGGTCGAGATCCCCAGGTCCTCCGGGTCCACGCCGAGCGCGTTCGCGAGGTCCAGCGACGCCTGCTTCTGCAGCTCCACGAGCTGCAGCTCGGCCGGCGACGGGGAGTCCACCGAGTTGTACTTCAGTGATGCCGGTATGTACGCGGTGCCGCGCTTCTTACGCTCCGCCTGCCACTCCGCCAGGATGGTCTGTACCTCGTCGTCGCCGACCGGGTCCGCCCCGTCAGCCGGGGTGAAGTAGTCCAACGGCCTCGGATCATCGGCATACATCCTCGCCGCCCTGTCCAGCAGCAGCGCCCGCTTGATCGCCCGGCCGCCCACCTTCAACAGCGCCGGATTCGGCGAGTCGAACCGGATCATGTCTCGGGCCGGGACAGACTTCCCGTCCACCCACACCACCGCACCACGCGGGTCCTCACCAGACGGCAACGGGGCCGGGGACGCACCCGTGTTCGGTGGCACCAGAGACACCGTCGACACGTCCCGGTGCCTCACCCGCAGCGGGAAGTCCGCGAAGTCCCGAGCCGTGACCTGCAGCCACCCGATGCTCTCAAACAGCAGATCCTCGACCAGTTGGGCGAGGGTGACCACGTTCGCGCAGTCCACGTCGAGCTGCTCGAGCAGCGGGTTACGGACGTACCCCCGGTTGGGTCCGAGCTGCACCAGCGGCAGCGTGGCTATCGAGCAGATCAGGTTACGGCCGCGCATCACCGCCGGGACCGACAACGCCTCGTCACGGCTCACCCGCGGGTTGCCGGACATGCCCCGCAACTCAGCGAACAGCTGATCGATCGGCTTAGGCGTGCCGAACCGGTGGGCGACCTGGTGAGTCATGGGGACGTGCTGCAGCGTGACGGCGTTGCGGACCCGCGTCCACCAGGTGGGCATGTCCGCATGGTAGCGCGTCGCGTCCGATTATCGGACGGCTGCGTATCGTTTCTCGTGTGTGGGCGTGTCGCTACGAGAGGCGACGAACTGGTCAACGCCGTTGACCAGTTTGGGTCCTGGCCGGGAGCTACGGGGCGGTCACCAGGCGCGGCTTCCCGATCGGCGGCGGCAGAGTGCGTGCCAGGTGCACCGCCCCAGCAGCCGCGTACACCGCGTCGCAGTGCCCGTCACCCTTGCGGCTGAACACCCACGCGTCGCCGCGCGGCAACGGCTCCGCACCCTCCACGTGAGCGTCCAACAGCGGGTCGCCCGCGTGGACAAGCTGCCCCGACTTGACCTGCTGAGCGAACCCCATACACACGGCGGTCACCTCGCCGCGGATCTCCTGCACCCCGACCCCAGCCGGCGGCCAGTCGGCGCGGCCCTTCCGCTGCGCCAGGACAGCCGTCAACGCAGCCGCCGGCCCGGCAGGTAGCCACCCGAACACCTGCGGACGTACGCGCTTCAGCAGCCCCGGCAAGGCACCCTGCACCTGTGCCGTGCCATCCCACGCGGCCACGATCTCCACCCGGACACGCCCGTCCGGCAACACCGCAGCAGCGGCCAGAGTCGCGTGAGCCTCATCCGGCGCCACGTCCAGACACACCGCCACCCGCGACCGTACGGTCGACAGGTCCCCGTCCTCCCTGCAGTCCCGCCACGCGACAGGATCGACCGCCGGGTCAAGCCGCTTCACCCGGATACACATGATCTCCGTCAAGAACTGGGCCAGCTCGTCGCCGCCGTTCAGCTTCGCCCGGCGAGCATCCGCCAGCAGGTCCTCCAGCGACGTCCGGCGACCCAGGTTCGGGTTCGCCAGCGACAACGCCGCCGGGTCCTCCGGGTCGGAGCCGGCGGGCGCGGACCACTCCAACAACCCCAGCCGGGGGTCACCCTCACCCGACTCGATGAACGACAACGCGTCAGCGCGCAACGAGTCCAACACCACCGCCGAGTCATCGCCCTGGTTCGTGATCGCGATGACCTGACCGAACGGCCGCGCCGACATGGCGTTGTACGCCGCGCCCCACGCCGACCAGTCCGCGTGCTCCCGCAACTCGTCGAGGACCAGGCGGTCAATCGACAACGACCGGCCACCCTTGCGGTTGCTCGCGGCGATCCGGTGCCTCGACCCGTGCACCGTGGTCAGGCACTCCTCCCCGGCCGCCTTCCGCACCCCGTTCGGCGCGATCTCGATCGCCAGATCCGGTGTGGCCTCAGCCTGCGCCACGACGGCCTGCCACGACTCCTTCGCGTACGACAAGTTGGTACTCGTGCCCAGGGTCAACGGCTGGTGCTCGACGTACAACCAGAACAGGGTGAGCACCCTGCACAGCAGGGTCTTGCCCTGCTGCCGCGCCACCACGATGAGCAGCTTCCGGAACCGTGGGCGCCCGTCCGGCAGCTGCTCCCCACCGTGGATCGCAGCCCACCGCTCCCACGGATCCAACGGCGTACCCAACACCTCGGCGGCGAACCAGTCCACGTCGAACCCGTAGGAGGTGTCCTCGGTCAACGCGCAGCCGCAGCCACACGGGCCCGGTACACCCACCACCAGCGGCGGGGTGAACAGGCGGGCGGTGGTGCTACCCAGCACGCCCGGCGCGGCGATCGCGTAGCTCGTCGAGCTTGCTACCGGTGCGGCCATCCTGCACGCCCCCCTTCGCCCCACGGCCAGCCAACGTCAACCCCAGCGCAGTCAACGCGGCCAGGTACTTCGGACCCAGGTCCGCGTACGTCTCAGTCTCCGCCTCAGTGCCCCGTACGGCGTCCAACAGCTGCGCGTACCGCCGGGCTAGCTGAATCCCCCCACCGTCGCGGGGCTCGATCTGAGCAGCCTTGACGGCAGCAGCCAGCGCGCGCTCGTTAGCGCCTTGAGAAGTCACGATCCGCTCCGATCAGTGAACAAAAAAAGGACAG